ATAAAAGAGTGTAAAAGAATACCTAATATTAGTCCTCCACCTGTAGAATTTGCAGAATTATTTAATATGTGTAATAAATTAGGGGTTGTTAAGTTTATTGACAAGAAACCAGAGGGTAGTCATTGGGAAAATTTAAAGATACAATATCTAAAAGATAACCCTGATGTTGTAATAATGGAACAGGCAATGCCAAAATGAAGTTAAACGAAGGAACAAGAGTAAGCACAGATCTTAGAACGATTGCAGGGATTATTGCTGCTGTAGCTATTGCTGTGTTTGCATACACCGAACTGACTGCTAGGTTAGTATCACTAGAGACATCAAGAGAACTATTTCAGGCAGATTTACTTAAGAAGTCCGAGCAATTGCCCGTGGATCAAGAACAGCTGATGTTGTTGGAGGATCTTTATAAGACCGTGGAGAAATTAGAGGCAAATCAAGAACAAAACATGACTAATAAAGTAAACATACAGTTTTTACGTGAACAATTAGACAAAGCCATGATTGATATAGAAAAATTAAAAGACAGACAAAGAGAGTTTGCAAACGGTAATCATAAATGATCGAGCACATTGTAGCCCTCCTAATGTTTGTAGGACCTGATATCAAGGAGCAC